CTGGATACCCTTTGATGCAACTGTGCGTGCATAGATATCAGAGTTGGTATCAACCATACGTTCAAATGAACTACCAGATGAAGCAATGTTACGGAACATATCTCCTAGAGGACCGCCAAAAGCGTCATCTAGTACGTATGTCATTCCGTCTGAAGTTGTAACTTCGTATGATCCTGAAGCGATACGCTTCTTTGGAGTAAGTTCTGTGTTACGTGCAACAACACCGGATAGGTGGTCATAGACCGCTAACTTCTCTTCACGAAGTAAACGCGCTGTAGAAAGAGCTGTTGCTAATTGAGCATCGTCTGGCTTTAATGAAGCCTTGGCTTCTAGTTCACCAATCTTACCCTTAAGTTCATCAAGTTCTTTTGTAAGTTTTACTGTATCTGTTTGGACTTCTTTGATTGTACGACCTGCATCAATCTTGCGATAACGGTCTACAAGACGTGCTGTGTCTTTCTTTGTGTTGTAAACAAAGTTCTTTACGCCAGGACCTAGATGGCGGAGTGATGCCATAGAGCCTACAGCTGCTGCAATACGCAGCTGTGAGTCAATAGCGTTACGCTGAGTATATCCAAGACGAAGCAGCGCTCCAGCCTTAAACATATCCTGAAGGTAATCAGCACCGTACAGAACATAGTCCTTAGTGTTACCAGCAAACTTCTGAATATCAGAACCTTCACGTTTGAGAAGACTATTCAACAAACCAAAGTCCATCAATGGTAAATAGTTAGCAGACTGTGATTCTAACTGTGGAACCTTGATAATAGATCCATCAGTATCTACCATAAAGCCTTTGTCTTTAACAGACTTTAATGCTGAAGTGCGAGCACCGGTATAGTTGTTGTAAAGTGTTTCTGCAATTTCATCATCGTCAATACCATTCTTACGAACAATATCACGGAAAATGCGGTTCTCTAAATTCATTGCAGCTGCGTAACGTTCTTCTGGAGTAGCTGCTTTAATATAAGAATTAAGTAATGTTGATGTCTGCTCAGGTGTATACCCTGCAAGTTTTGTTGCCTGATTTAAGGTAGCAATAACTTCCTTGTATGAATCTGCATCGTTAAAATCTACTAGACCAGCTGGACGCTCCCCACCAAGCCAAGATACCTTCTGGTATAAACGGTGAAATGGAGTAGGCTGAAATACATCTACCTTTGCAGAGCCAACGCTCTGATCGTAGAACTTCATTGCACGTGACTGTGCTACAAAGTTATCAATTCCAGTAGCAAGTGGACCGCTAGTTCGTGTTAAGGAACCGCCACCTTCGCCTAGTTGGAACAACTTAGCAAAATAGTTATCTGCCTGAGCAAGTGCTTTGTAGTTAGCCTCGGCTTCTTCAACAACAGCAGGTGTATCATTAAGGAACGGAAGCATCCCTGCTTCATCAGGTGCCGCAAACATTTTGTATTCATCTAGTGCGCTAAGGTCACCACGAGCAGACTTGAGAGCGTCGGTAAGGTCGACGCGAACAGATGCAAGTTCATCCATAGCAGCAGGGTCACCCATTGCTGAACGCAATACTAATGATGTCTCATCAACTGATTTTGACTCACCGAGCATATAAGCAAGAAGCCCAGGCTGTGATGATGACTTAACCATAGGATGGTTGATAGCGTAAGAAGCGTCGTTCTTAGTAAAGTTTTCTAGTACTGGAGTAAAGCGATTCTTAACTCCGTACTGAGCCTTAGTAATATCCTCAGCTGCTTGTGCTACAACGTCAGCATTCTTAAGTACGCCCTGTGCTAGTTCGCCAGCCTTAATTACTTTTGCTGCTTTACCGCCAACAACCGTAACATCGCCAAAGAATTGTGCAAGAACGTCTACAGTTCCGGTGCTATATTTACCCCAAGCAGACTTCTTAAATGCTGCATCGCGTTGCGCTGGATCATAGATATTAAACTTTGGGTCATAGATATTGCGATACTGGCCAACAAATGCTTGACCAAATGAAATCTCTTCACGACCATCCCAAGCCTTGCGCCATACGTTTGGGTCAAAGAAAGCAACTGGACCGGTCTTGTTAATCTCACCATTGATGAGAGCTACAGTAGTAGCAGGTTCACGAATGTAGTCACGGTTAACTTCGTAAAGTTTTTCAAATGCTGGAGCAACGCCTGGTACCTTCATAATGGCACCGGCTGCTGAAGCCAAAGGCTTGACTACGTCTACGCCTGCTTTTTTACCAGCATTCTTAAATGTGTTGATAAACCCGTTGTACTCTTTATCGTCATTCCAAGGGGCAGTAGCTATATCCCAAGCAAAACGTGTAGGAGCTGTAACTGCACCAAGGACGTCTCCAGTAAATGAGACAGCACCTTTGGATACAGTAGAGGCAACATCACCTAATTTGTTATACCAACTCACGCATAGTCTCTTAACTGGCGGATGGCCGCACGAGTTTCAGGAGACGCGTTAGGAAGACCTGCAACGTAAGTTAATACTGGCATATATGCAGCAATGTTTGCACGGAAATTAGTGTCATCAGGTTGGCTCATTAGTAGAGCGTCTGATCCTGCGCCTGCGCCTCTATCGATACCAGCAGTTACTGGTTCATCTGGGCGCTGTGTTGGGTCGTAAAGACCTACAGGTGGGTTTGATACACGTGGTGCTTCTGAAAGTTTAGGGTTTTTGGGTGCCTTAGCAAGAGGTGCACCTGATTTAGCTGCGTCGTAAGCTGCACCATCACCGTAAGATTGTGACTGGTATGAAAGATCAGTGCGCTTTGCGTACGGTCCAGGACCAGATACACCCTGCATAGGGTTCTTAGCGTCTTCAATCGCCATCTGTATTCTCCTGAATAGTCTCTAAGTCTGTGGCAAAGTCTTCCCAGACCTTGTTTAATTCTGTTTCTCTGTTAGCGTTATATATAGATAACTCTAATAAATCTTCTGTGGCTGCTGTAACAACCTGCATCATATTATATGCAAGCTCCGCGCCAATAACTAAAAAGTCAGCGAAGCGCACTGGACGACGAACTTTGTTATCCATCCAGTGCACCCGCTTTCTAAAAGTTTTTTACTTCTTCTTCTTTACCATAGTGCCTGGCTTTGGAGTTCCAGCGAATGGAGCCATTACCTTACCGCCTGTGACAACAGATCCTGCCTTGCTGCCTTCAACTGGCTTTGACATTGATGCTGGTGCTTGTGTACCTTTTTTCATATTTCACCCCCTTAGAAGTTATGCCGCGCCGCCGATTGATGCGAGCAATGATGCAATATCTGGCTTACCTTGTGGTGCGCCTTGTGGACCGCCAGCAGCAGGGGCTGCACCGCCAGTTGTTTCCATACTTGGCTGCGAGGCAGAGGCGGGAGCCATACCTGCTACTGGGGGCTGAGGCTGCATCGCTGCTGTCTCAGGCTGAGGTTCTGGCATAAATGCCTTCTCCACAACAGTCTCAATACTCATACCCTTTTGACGATTCTTAATCATCTCTGCAAAGGAAGTAATAATCTTCATTGGATCTTGACCCTGTGCAACCATCTGTGGGATTGCAAGTGCGGTCTGCCCAATAGCTGCACGAAGTGCATCACGCATCTCTTCGACATCAACCTTTTGTTCTTCTTGGCCGACATTGATTTCGATTGGGAGTTCACGACGTACATAATCGCGTGATACAAGCTTGTCTGAACGCATCTGTAGTAGAGCTACTGTTGCGTTGTTTGGATTCATACCAGACATAATGCCGTAACGGACATCTACGGTGTAATCACCGTTGATAGCCTTGGCAGGGTTGTACTTAATTGTGTATGGTGTGCCGTCATCGACGCCACGAATCTCTTTAAGCTTGTTACCAAAGATCTTCTCATCGGTCTTAAAGCAAATACCAATAAGTTCTACAAATAGGCGAGCAAACTGTGACTGTGCTGCCTTGATTTGTGTATCAAATCCAGCTTGTAGTGCCTGAACGCCACGACCTGTAACGATAGAAGCGTCTGAATTGCCACCACGAGTTTCTGGATAGCGAGCACCGGTGCGAAGTTCACGCTCTAGTACACCTGATTCGCTGAATAATCCAGGCGGAAGTTCAAGTGGAACGCGACGAATACCCTGTGGGTTGGCAGAACGCATAATAGAATCTGGTCCGAGAGCAAGTTCTTGCACATCCTGTGGGATAGCAATAGGTGCTTGGATAGATTTCTCTGCTGCCTGAATCTGAAGTACTGCCATACGTGCACGAGCGAGCTGTACACCGAGCACGTCATCGTACTGACCGCGTGCTTCACCATCGATAGATGGTCGCATAGCAACGCGAACCATACATTCACCGATTGGGTTAGGTGTATTAGATAAAACTAAGCCCTTACGATCTGGTAGATAGATAAGATCTTGGTCTTTATCGT